ATCCCATCTAAGGTCTTATATGAACCGTTATTATAAAATCTTGTAACTAACCAACTAACAAAAGTATTCGGAGCTGACCATATTTCTGATAAGATGTTCATTCCGTTACGTTCATATATAGTCCGGTGTAAACCCTCACATATACAACAGTATCGCCCCATAGTACTTCTTTGGGATTTATACCATAGAAAATAGCATTGCCACGAACCGAATCGACACCCGTATATGTGAATTTATACTGATTGGCTGATACTGTTTTCATGTTTGCTATGTTTATAGGCTGACCCGTGTAATTAAAAACTACATTCTTTTGAATCACACTTTGAAAGTTCTTATCGAAACCTTCAATCTGCCACGTTGCCTGACTGCCAATTAAAGCAACCGCCGACAACAAAAGTATTGTTAATATCTTTTTCATTTTATTCCTTATAATTTATGTAATGTCACGTTTGCATGTTGATATGCCAAGTCCTGTGCGTCTGTTTCATTTTTGAATTTCATCCAAATTCTATCACCTGCTGTTATGGTGACTATTGAACATACACTACCGGAAGCATGATTCGTTCCTGCCGGAGTAATATTGAAAGCACCCTTATCTAAATCAGTTGCATTTTGCACACATTCAAATTTATATTCTTTTGCAGCTGCCGCAGAGGAAATTGTCATAGAGAAGTTTATCACGAACTTTCCGGCTGTCCCCGCACTCGCTAATAGATAATCACCTGACTGAAAATCAGAATCCGCACCGCCCTCGTCTGCTTCGGAATTGGTTGCTGTTATGTAGAAATCATTACCGTCAACTGAATCAACTAATTCGTTTCCGTTGTAAGTTGCAGTTCCGTTTATACAAACGTAATCACCTGCTGATAAAGTATGTCCTGCGCTTGTCAAAGCAACCCACGAACCTGCGGCTGTTGAAGTCGCTGAAATTGCTCCGCCCTCACCTGCAACCATCGTAAAACCGTTTACAGTTCCTTCAGAGAAAACTCCAAAAGCTGCGTAATATTGATTGGTGATTTGTATCGTTGCAGTTCCCGCAGATTCATACATATACATTTCACCGTACTTTGTCTGGTCGCCTGTAACGTCTAGATCACCTGCTATATCTGTGTTGCCTGTATTCCCAACCGTAAACTTATCCGCACCACCAACTCTTAAAGCCATGAGTTCGTTTATGCCGGAGCCTAGTGAGGTTTCGGTTGCATCCAGCAAAAGACCGATATAACTAGCCGTGCCTGATTGGTTGATTTGCGGGTAAACACCCATATATGCTTGTTCACCATCTGTATCTGTTAATTCAGCAGTACCAGACTCCTTAAATGAGAACATATCCCCTGATAAACGTGAACCATCTGTATAAAACTGCATATATGTACCTTGCAAATCCAAATTTACAGTAGAATTGATTAAATAATAGTCTAGAAGCATCGGGTTAACACCCCCATTAGATACAGTTAGGGCGTCACTTAACTCAAATCTATCGTTACCATCATCCCACTTTAGGTATTCTGTGGTGTAGGAATTATCGGTTGAGAAATAATGGAATACATCCGTGTCTGCTGTGGTTGTGTCACCTGTGAAGAGGTTACCTGCAATGGTTGTGTTGCCTGTATTCCCAACCGTAAACTTATCAACTCCGCCAACTCGCAAAGCCATGAGTTCGTTTGTGCCGGAGCCTTCAGAATTTATTGTTGCGTCCATTAGAAGACCGACCCAGTTACCTGTACCTGTTTGCGTTATGTTGGGAGCGTATTTTACAAATGCCTGCTCTGTTGCAGACGCAGTTAAGGGTACGACACTTGAAAATTCATAAGCGTTTGCTGTAGCCATACCACCAGTCGCAATATTAAAGAGCATTTGTTGATATGTGGTTATTCGATTAGTGCCAGCACTATAGTCAATCTCGAAAAGATTAGTATTAAGAGTTAATGAATTGGTAGTTAAAGTTGAAGCACCTGCACTAACATTTCCCGAAGCATCAACTATGCCCGTAACTTCTAAATCATCACTCAACTGAAATTCTGAATCCCCATCATCCCACTTTAGGTATTCGTTTGTGTAAGAATTATTAGTTGAGAAATAATTAAACACATCAACATCACCCGTTGCGGTGTCGCCGTTGAACGTCACGTTTGCGTAGAGACTGTCTATTGATGCACTATCGGTAACCGTTATGCTTACCCATGATGAATCGCCACCGCCCACACCTGTAAGTGCTGAACCATCTCCTGTGTATGAGGCGGCTGCTACTGCACCGTCAAAAGTTACCGTTCCAGATGTGGATGATAAAGGCATGTAATATTGATCGCCATTCATTAACACTTTTAAGAAGTCGGTATCAGAAACAGGAGCTTGATCGTAAGCCGTTTCATCGAAATAAAATAATTGATCCCAACCGGAAGAGGTAGTTTCAAAACCTATAAAAGCATCTGGCGGAAGTCCGCCAGCGGTTGCGAATATTCCGTATTCTTCACCGCTCACGGTTCCGGACATCTGATTGTCAATCCAAATCGGAGCAACCCTTGAAGTCGCAGCGGCAACAGAACCAACGGCTGAAGCTACCTTGTTCCAAGTACCGAACATTCCATCAGTTCCGCCTGCACCTGCGGCTAATTTAGAACCCGCTGCAGTCATGTGAGCGATAAACTGACCTGCCACAGCGGCTACTGGCCCAGCTTCAGCCCCAACGTCACGAATTTCAACAAGACCTGCAATCGGGAACGCTCCCTTATTTCCTGTGATTTGATTGTTTACGAAAATCCCTCTATCATAATATCCAGTTGATTCATCATCTGTAGTAGATGAGTTTGAACCGTACAATCTTATCATACCGCTTTGTCCTGCATCACTTGATGTTACGGGCGAAGCATAAGTTCCACCTCGTATAAATGCAGGTCCATTGGAACCCGTGTAATTCATTATAACGCCTGAGAAATCAAGAACGCTGGTTGTATAAGTTCCCGTAAACGTAATGGTCGGAAGTGTTAAAGTCCATGTTGTTTTAACCGGCTGCAATACTCCTGAAGATTCTTTCCAGTGATTAGTTGAAAACCAATCTTGGGCATTAAGCATTAAGGGAATAAATAAAATTAAGAGTAACTTTTTCATTTGTTTCTCCTTTTACCTTCTGCCAAATAACTAAGTACACCATCTGCTGTTGCTGTTTCGGTTGTTTTTACAATCCGCAAATGATATACTGAAGGTTCATAAATTAAATATTTAGTCGTGGTGTCTGCTGTTGTAGCGAAGTCATAAAAGACTTTATCACTTTGCTTTATAACCCCAACTTGTGACCAATATGTTGAGTCCTTGTCTGCAACAAAGAAACTTATTGAATCTGTAGCTACCGCCGCAGTATCAACTATAACAACTGAAACGTATTCGTACAAACCATAAAATTTAACGTCCGCAGTATCAATATTTGTTAATGTTCCAGTATGAACAATAGACTGCCCGAAGGCCAGTGTGCTGAATATCAGCATGAATAAAAGTATTTTTTTCATCTTATCCTCTTTAATATATTTTATCTAAAATCATATATGAACCTGCATATAAAGTTGTTGCGCCTGCGTTGGTTGTTTTTTGCGCCCATTTAAGCTTGAAGTCTCCACCTGATCCGCCTATTGAAAGTACACCTGATCCATCAACGAAGTGATCTGCCCCGATGTCATCCCAAACAGTATCAGAATTTAACAATACTTCCGTTGTTGCGTTTACTTTCTGGTTTAGATTTCCATGTACTCCAGTTGTGTTTGAGTAGTGCATCCCCCAAAAGTTAAGATCTGAATCGAGACTCGGTGCACTTATCCCAAGTTTTAAGTTTGCATTCGCACCCGCTTGTCCGCCAACTAAATGGAAAGAAAGCATATACTCTGTATTAGCTTCAACCGTTACATCCAAATCATTATCATCCTGTAAAGTTGTTTCCGATGTCAAGGCTTGGTCTGTTGCTTTATAAGCAAATATTCTGTCTGTTTCCCATTTCAAACCCGCCGTTTCGCTGCTGTCCGCTTTCAAAGTTTGCCCGTTATCTCCAATCGCAAACCTAAGTTTTGTCGTTCCGTAAGACCATAAATCACCCTTTGTGGTTGGCTTGCCTTTGATTCCTATTGCTCCGTTTGCGTTGTCAAAATCAGAAGCGGGAAAAATCGCAACGCCTCTAACTGCATCGCTTGCGTTAATGCCTGCTATTGTTATTGCTCCGGTGGCACTGGATACACTTATTCCCTGCCCTGCTGTTGCGGCTAAAGATGAAACCCCTTGCACCGCAGAAGCAACGGTCACTAAAATGTTAGTTCCCGCCGCACTTACTATCATCGTTGTTGTTGCCATTTTATCCTCTAATTAGAAACATCTTGAATCATTGTAATCGTGCCCTCAAATAAAGTCGTAACTACCCCCGTAGATGTTTCAGTTATTTCAAAATCGTAATAATAAGTTCCAGCGGCTAAAGTATCTGTTTGTGCTGAAGTCATTTCGATGCCGACTGTTCCGTTACCTAAAGTAATTCCAGATCCATTAGTTAATGATAAATCTGCCGCTCCGGTTTTGTCTGCTTTAACGTCTAGCTTCGCCGTGAATCCTGAAGATAAATCATAAGCAGTATCATATTCCGCAGCAGTTCCATTGGCTATATACGTTTGCGAGGTTGCTGCACTTAACACTATCGTGAAAGTTGTGGCATCTCTCGCTGTAATTTGATGTGTGCCGTTTATGTCGGTCATCCCTGAAACGTTTTTAATGTGAACATATTCCCCCGCCGTAAACGATTGAGTACATGTTACGGTAATCGTAGTAGTTCCCGTTGCACCTGTGATTGCGATATAAGAACCAGGTTTGTCCATCGCAACATCTAGGTTTGCAGTGTCTTGTTTTCTTATCTCTAAATTTAATGTGCCTATGTCGTCTAAATCTAAACTAGCCATAATTCCTCTATACTGTTTTACTCATGTCTATGTAATCTTTACTTGTTAATCCGATGGTTAAAATATCTTCGTAATTAGCCTGTGTTAAAAATGAAGTCTCAAACTTGTGCATTATAAATTTAATAGGGACGCTTGAAGCGTTTCTTATTAAAGAAGTTCCCTGTGATTCGTTACATCTTGCGACATAAATATCTGTATATAAATACCCATGTAAGGTGTCAAAATTAGTTCTTCGGGTTGATAAAGATGCGGTTCTGAATAGTTGAGTTTTAATTTCCAAATACCAATGATAACCTTTGGTGATCCATTCTTTATGACCTGTTAAAACCGAAGTGTGGAAGAACCCCTCTTCAATGGCTTGATCTTGGTTTACTACAAAATTGCTAATAGTTACATTTGTGTTATAATAAGCATAAGAGTGTGTTCCAGTTCCTGAATTAGTTATATTAACCGCTTGATAACCGTCTATTGAAACCATAAAATTGCCACTATCTATAAACTGCCAGACCGAATAAATAACCCCAACAGTTAAACCTGCCGGAAGCGTGTCTGTTGTTGTAAATGTTACTAAGTCACCGACTACCATTCCGTGAGTGGCGTCGACTATATAGTCATCATCAGTATCAACTGTGAAAGTGCCCTTGCTTGAGGTTGTGGTTTTATATAATCTTGTTGCTGAAAAATCTAATAAACTTGTTCGTGCCATTAAAGTAGAACCTCCCGAACACTTATGTCATCAAAATAAGTTGTTGCGCTTTCTGCTTCATTTATAATTCTGATTTGTTCCGTGCCTGTTGAACCAGCTGTAATATCAGATGTGAATTGTTCCCATTCTCCATTCGTAGAAGATGTATAAGCGAAGTTTAATCTGCCGTTTGTGTCTTCTATTATCCCACCCCTTAGAGCGTCATCATACATCCACGCCGATATTCTGTAAACACTTCCACTTACCACACTAAACTCCGCACCTGTTGCACCCTCATCTCCTGTGTCTGACACTATCTTTCTCGAATAAGCACTTGAATGCTTTTGGGTTGTGCTTCTTTCGTTTGTTGCCGGAGTATCATAATTAGTCCAATTAGAATTGTTCTCCATTGAACCGTTCTGTAAAAGTTCATCACCTAATTCGTAAGTTTCTTGAATTATGCGGGATGTCTCGCTTACTATGTCTAGTGAATTTTCTATTACTGTGTTCTCGGTTAAAGTCGCCGTAGTGACTATTTCCTCCCTTTGATATATTAAATTCTTTGAATCTAATTGAGCAATAACTGGAGAATACATAGTAAGACCAGCGCAAGGCATATCTTTTGACAATCTAGGGTCTAATGTTTGCCCCGAAGCATTACTTACCCATGAGCCGTCATGGTCGTATGTCCTGATTGATAATCCGTTTAACATTGTAACTGTTTCTGTTGATTTACCCTCGTTTGATGTCCTGGTCATATCAGTAACAACAGCCCCCGCCGCCACCGCTTCAGTCGTTGTTAAGACATCTAAAGAAACGTCATCATATTTAGCTTTTTCTGTTTTAGAATTATAAAGGTATTTAGTTGCGTCTGAGATTGTAAAATTACTTGTCTTGACTGCTAATTTATAAGTCCTATTAGCTGTTATAAAAATTCCTAATCTTAAATGCCCGCATATCGCTTGAATGAATCTCCAGAAAGTTATTTTGCCACTGTTAAAACTTGTCTCGCCGTCCATAGTAGTATAGACCGCTGAACTTGATTGGTTTAATACATATAATTCATTCTCATCAATCATCAATCTATTATAAGGAACTGCGACATTAGCAGTATAATAATGAGTGTAAAAAGTTTCTGCGTCTATTGCGGCAGTAGAAAGAGTCAATCCAGCCGCTGTAAACATTTGCTTCATTAAATACATCAAATTTATTCTAGGTGCTGTATATTGAAACGCACCCGCTGCCAAAGTAATAGTGCCATTTTCAATTATATACCTATTCAAAAGCAGTAAATCATTATCAACTATACATTCGTAACTGCGTGATGTCCCGCTGTATATAGCCTCGTCTATATAGCCACTCCAAATAACCGTTGCACCGCTTTTGACTTGAATTAAATCATCATATACAAAAGGCGAATAAGCACTTGAACTTGATAGTGAAATCTTTATGGGATTAACAATAGGTGTGTAATCTCTATTCCTGTAAATCCACGGTATTGGAGAAATCGCTATCACTGCATCGCTTATGTCCTTCCACGCCGCACTTCTATATATTTCAACACTATACGCCAAAATCATTCCCTGTATTTGATAATCTAGTTTCTACTGCTTTGTTATTTTTTACTGTTGTTTCTATATTGGCATTGTTTATTACGGTAATTTTATTATCTAATTTTCCCATCTCTGCTGTCTGAGCATAAATAGCACTTAATACTTTAGCTAATATTTTGCTTTCATCACCCACTTTATTCGACGGAGTTACTTGAACCCGTTCACCCGATTGAACCATCATTGGAAATGAATCATTACTAAATCCTTGTGGAACCGTAAAATCTCCACCGCCAGCAAATGAAGCTACTTTTTGACCACCTTCAAACGTTCCACCTTTAGCTCCTCCCAAGAAACCCTTAATAAACCCAGCAGGAGTAAAGCTTGACACTATGCCTAATAATTGCCCTACGATTGAAATTCCATCCATTAGAACACCAACAAACGAATCTGCCGCAAGCCCTAAAGTTGAGGTTAATAAGTTCCCAAATGATTGTACACCGCCTAAAATGTTAGCGTTAAATCCGTCAGACGCCTCTATCAAACCAGTTTCTAATTCATCTGTCGTATCATCAAACATACCTGCTTGAAATTGTGCCGCTATTCTTGTAGTCTCTACGTCTTGTGCTTGGTCAAATCTATCTCCAAAAGATTGACCAATTCTAGCCGCTGGTGTGATTGATAATGCCGGTGTTGTTCCACCGCTAATTATTGGTTTTGGGGATGGCGTTACCCCGCCCGTTGGTATTACGCTAATCCCGTTAATTGCATTTGAAACTGCCAGAGCTTGCGTTTCAAGTCTTAATAAATCCTCTCTATATTTTTTCGTTCTTGGGATTTCTCCGCCAGCGACTGACTCAACCATTGTAATCTTTTCGTCTAATTCATCCCACTTATCATTTATAAGATCCATTTCAGCTTGTAGTGCTTCAGTAGTCATTCCCTCAAGTGCTTGCTCCCATGCAGCCGCAATGTCTTGATTTAATATACTATCTTTTATTAACCTATCTCTCGCCTCTAATGCTCGTCCTGTTATTATGTCAAGCCCACCCGTGAAGTTTTCGACCAACCACGTCAAAGTCCCAGTGAAATTATCTATAATGGAAACACTTAAATCAGTCAAGGCAGTGTCAAGTTTTTTAATCTTGAACTCCATTGATTTAGTTTGTTCGTTAAACGCAGCCATACCAGCACCCGCAGACTCACCCATTGCTTTGAATTTAACACCAGCCGCATCTGCATTTTTGCCAGCCGAAGCCAAGACGGCTAACATGCCCTCTTTTCTACCCATCATTGTAAGAAGTTTTTCAGCTGAACCACCTGCTCGCTTAAACATTTCCTCCATTGCTTCTTGCAGTGTTCTGGTTTTAGTCCAACCATCTCCAAGTTCTGTGTTCATGCCATTTATAGCGGAAGCAATTTGAGTCATTGCAACGGTTGTCGGAGTTCCTTGTGCTGTTAAGTGTGCAACTGAAGCAGAAACCTCTTTGAATGAAACGCCAACTGCCGCCGCCAAAGGAGCGACCATGCTAATTGATGCGGCTATTTCTCCAAATGTAGTTTTACCTAATTCAACCGTCTTGAATAACGTATCAAAAATATCATTTGCGTCTTCAGCTGACATCTGCCAAGAGTTCATAATAGTCGTCATGCCATCAATGGCGGTTTTTGTATCTGACAAACCAGCAATAGCCGCTTTTGATGCAACGCCCAAAAACTTAATAGAATCACCTGCCGCAACACCCGCAGATACTAACTGATAAAAACCATCCGTTAATTCTTTTGTTGTTGCTCCGGTCTGTGTTGAAAGTTTACGGACTTCCTTAGTATAGCTCTTTAACTGCTTCTCGCCAACCTTAATGATAGTATTTACATTTCGCATTCCAGTGTCAAGGTCTTTGAGTGCACGTATGCCTTTGCGGACAGCTGATGTTAGTGCGAATATAGCACCCGCGCCTATCGCAAAACTTCCAAGTCCAGTATTGAACATCTTGCCGAACTCACTGCCCATTTTCTTGGCTTGTTTGTTGGTAGCACCTCTCACCTTGTTGAGGTCTTGCTTTAACTTTTTGTTGTCAGCTCTTAATTCAATAATTAAAGTTTCTAACTTAGCCATTCACTTTCCCTTCTCGTTTCGCTTTCATATAATCAGCTATTAAATCATCTTCCTTTTCTTTTTCGGTTTGCATCTGAAATTCGCCCTGTCTGTATAAGTTTGCTATGTTCATTGCTTCACCTAAAGCCCATCTATATTCAGTAATCGGTAATTCTTCCGCTGTTGTTCTCCAAAACATCCACCATTCTTTCGTTAAAGACATATGAAAAAAATGAGTAATTAAAGCTCTTACAACACCTCTGCCGATCCCGCTTCCACTACTTTTTTTTTATTATCAACGCCCTCTAATTCAAGAATCAAAGCCATATACTCAAAGATTTCTTTTTGCGTTAATCCTTTGAGTAACTTTTTAGCTGTGAATCTTTGATACCATTTTTTATGGTGTTTCAAAGAATCCTGTAATGCGATTGCTGAGATGTAAATACTCATTACCGCTGTCATTTCCTGCTTATTTGCAAATTCTGCCAACTCTAAAACCTCTTGAGCGTTCCGTTCACTTATCGTTACAGAACGCCCGAAGATCTCAACGTCTTTAGTGTTTCGCATTAAGCCACCGTTGGAGTTATTGTCGTTGTTGTTGTGAATGTGTATGTCTTTTTAATTGCTTCAGTTCCAGGTACGTCTACTGTTGAAGAGTTACCAGTTATAAAAGCCGTGCACGTATAATAATTGGTTGAGTTTAGTCTTAATATTAAAACCATTGAGCTACCAATTACAACAATATCACTTGTGCCCGTTATAAAGTATGTGTCAAATGTTCCGGTTGCACCTTTGAACCCTGCTGATATATAAGTATCCCAAAATGGAGTAGCCACTGAGCTGTCACTTGTTTTTATAACTTCACCTGCTTCGTCTAAAGTCCATGATGTAATACTTGCACATGTTTTCGCAGTGCCGCCAGACGTATAGCTTTGTGCTGTTTCTGGTATTACAACCGTAAGATCAGTACCCGCCGCAATAGTCGCAACTGTGTGTTCGCCGTTCAGGTCGGTCATCCCTCCGACTGATTCAATTAAAATCCTATCTCCGACTACAAAGGAATGTGATGAGAATGTTACTGTGATTGTAGTCGTTCCACTTGCTCCAGTTATAGTAGTGTTCGTAGAGGTTACAACTTTACCTGATGTTCCGCTTAATTTACTTCCCATGTAACCCCCTATCCGTTAGTTAATGCTACTGCACCCGTTCCAACGAATGTATAGCTTTTCTTTGCCGCTTCAGCCCCAGGTACGTCAAGAGTTGTTGAGCAACCTGTTATAATTACATCACCCGTATAATTTCTTGATGCGTCTAGTTCAAGAACTAATGAAGCCGCAGCCGCACCTACCACTAAATCAGCGGTGTTGGTTTCTTGAAATCCTTCAAAAGTGCCAGACCATCCTTTGAACCCCGCTGAAATGTAGGTGTCCCAGAAAGGTGTAGATACCGAACTATCACTAGTCTTTATAACATCACCAGTTATATCGATTGACCATGCAGTTATATAAGTAGTAGCCCCTCCCGATAATGCCGCTGTTCCTGTTGATCCGTTAATTTTTACTCCCATCGTAATATCCCTTTAATCGTGTTGAAATTCTGTCCTGTATTCTAATACTGTATGGTAAATCCCGTCTATTGCATCGAAGAAATACCGCTTGTGTTCCCGTCTAAAATCTATCTGTGTATAATTTGTTGGCGTTAATTCAAAACCATATAGTAAATCAATTAGGTTACTTTCTAAAGTCCCAATGTCTCCACTTGATGAGTCTTTATCGAATATGGAAAACTGCCAAGATGTGTCCTCCCATTGATTACCAGAATCAAAAGTATTTAAGTCTGAAAAAATAGAAAATACACAATATGGATAAGTCGGGTTTTGAGGTGCTGATATATAATACACCCGCCCGCCGATATTAGTAGCCCATGTTCCGGCTGCTGTTAATTTTGCGTATAGTGCCGTTTTTATTTCATTGTGAAAAGTCATTTAATACTTCCCGTTATTCCTTTAACTTGCGACAAGACTTGTTTAAGTATTCTGTTTCCTTGCTTTGCCGCCGGTCTTAAATATGGTTGAGCAACTTGTCCGCCTTTGCCTGATTTGATTTTCTCACTTCGTTCCAGTATTGCTGCGAATCCCGTTTTAGTTGTCCCCTCGCCTCTTCCGCCCGTTCCAAATTCTACATGAGGCGCGTAATCAACATTAGTACCTATGTATCTTGTATCTCGGTTTGGTGAATTATCTACTTTATCGCTTGATGTTGATCCTGTTCCCTGACCGCCTTTCTCATAATCATGTGCTTTGCTTTCGTCTGACCAAGAAATCGAACCTCTTAAACGTCCACCTACTTGACCTGTTGTATAAGTCCCGACTGGACATAGCCGTTTAGCTTCATCCGCAATCCCCTGAGCAGTCAAATCTAATACTGTTTGGACTTTTATATCCAGCAATTCCAATGCGCTATTTACTTCTTTAGCCGACAAGTCTTAACTCCACTTCCATGTGATGATTAGCCGTCCTGTCTTGAGGTGAATTCAATAGGATAACTTCATAAGTATTCGTCCCATCGTTAACCCTTTGAGTTGTCGAAGTTAAACTCGAAGCCGGACAATAAAGACGGTGTGTTGTTACGGTCTTTTTAGACTCATTGATAATCTGTTCTCCGCCTCGTAAAGTCCTAATCCTACCGCTGAAAGTTGAACCGTCAGTCCACGCCGTAGTAACTCCGCCCATTGAGTCCGTTGTCTCTGCCAACGTAGAAGGTGTGATAGTCAATATGTAATAATCGCTAATCATACAAAGCTCGGCCTTTTATAATGTTTCAAAGTTTGTAAAATGTTGTTCGGATATTCTCCGGTAACGTCTGCGTAACTGACTGAATAATCACCTATCTTTTCAGAGCTTACATTTTCTAAGTTCTGTTTCGACATTTGATAACCTATCATATTTGCACATGCCATCTTTAGAGCCTGTGGATATTGGACATGATAGATCGTAAGATATGCCCCCGCATCTTCAGTGACAAATAATTTAGATACCGGAGCTGTTGACGTGGTTGTCATTGAAGCCGCTGCCGCTGTGTTTAATGAATATAGTCCATCATTAGAATCACTTCCTTCGATATATATATCCATCCCACTCACGAATCCAGCCGTAACGAATCCACTATCAGAATCGCTAACCGTTCTACTTGTAAAAGAGAATGTAGGTCCATCGATATATAGATTCTTATTCAAGAATACATCATTACAATAATCAGTAATATACTCCTGCATGATCGGAATCATCTGAGCTATGTAAGTATCATAATCAGATCCCGAAATCTGTAATATCGTTTTAACTTCAGCCGTTGTTATAATTGCCATTTCATTCCTTATTAAGAAACGCTTGAGACCTTGTGAGCCCCAAGCATCTCAAATGTTTATGCTGGTGTTCCTAATTCACGTCCTATCATGCTTGTTTGTCCGTCAATAGAATTATTAAACCATACGTCTGTCGCATTACCAATAACATCAGGTGTATTGAAGTTTGCAGTTGTAGTCTGGAAGAAGTTATTAACAACAAAGTTATTAGCTCCTGCGCTTTGACCTGCTGTGCTTAATACACAAGTCGATGTCGGTGTCCCGCCATCACTGAATTTGTTGCCCTCAACTACTGAGTAACTTAAAGCCAGAGAAACGCCGTTTGTAAAGTTTAAGAATCTATTGTCTTTTATATGCCAATTCAAAGGTAATGCTATTGCTGTACTTGCTCCGTATATTGCATATCCTGTCTGGTTTTTGAAGAGACAGTTTTTAACCTGAACGTTACTTGTGCCGCCGGTGTCTATGATACCATTGCCACCTGAAGCGAATACACAGTCCTCAAAAATAACATGCGAAGCATCTGGATAAGTGCTTTCGTCCCTGTATAGTCTTACACCTGCGGCCGTTGCTGCTGTTGATGCCGGAGGCTGGAATAATACATCTTTGAACTTCCATCCTTGCTGTCTTAATGTTAAGTTTGCTACCGTACTATCAGATGCAAAATACCAGTAAGCACTTTGACCCGCCTGTACTCCGCCGTCGGTTGACTGTCTTGGTGCGCCTGCACAAACCCCTTGAATTGTAATATCAAACAATCCCAAAGGTGCTGTTATTGATTCGGCAACCTTACCAGTTAAATAAATAGTCGCTCCACTTGAAGCCAATGATAATGCTTCTTCAACTGTATCTAATGCTGTTGACCATGACGTACCGGCTCGTCCTGCGACTCCGTTAAAACCATCTACATAATAACTCTGAACGAATGGTTGTACTGCTGAGTCGTATGTTCTTTCTATTTTATTTCTTAATTTCCTTCCTAATCCACCCATCTTAAACCTCCCTTATGCGTCCATTGATGTAGGGACATTTAATGCGGTAATATACCCAGCCGAACTTGTCGCCCATGTTAATGAGATACCTGTTCCGGCTGATTGACTTAGTCGAGAAGATGAACCAACCACAAAGAGGCTCGATACGCCATTTGTTGCGGCGTAAGTTACTGCCCCCTGCCCCGCTGCTACCCCAAAATCTGAAGCTGCAACGCTTGCGGAAGTCGCATCATTTGAGGACTCAATTTTAATTACAAGAATCCCGTCCTTTGGATATACGATTGTGTCTGTTGCGCCTGCCACTATTGGAGTCCCACTAGCCGCTGTGATTACTTGCGCGGTGTTGGCTGTCAATACTGTTGGTGTTAATACTGCCATTTTCTTATTCCTTGTTTAATTATAATTTATGCTTCTGCTGTTTTGTCTGCGTATAGAACGCCTGTCATATCTGGTCGAACTACTTTGCCACCGTAAATGAATCGACCGGATACCTGAGTCTGTCCGATTCGTTCCTGCATCGGCATGCTTTCAACTAATGAAACTGCTGAAGCGTAACCCAATGATTCACCAGGTACGATACACATGATTCGTGTTTTTGCGCCTGTTGATGCTGTTCCTACGGAAACGTTGTTTGATTCTACAAAATTCCATCCGTGTGCTGTTCCTATATAACCTGAACCGTAAACGGCTGCATTCTCTGTTTTGATTGCAGCAGCGTCAAGGGCTAATTTAGTAGTAACCCAGGGAAGAATTAAAGCGGCTTTCGCTGTGTTTCTTGGCACGCCTGCAACTGCGAATCGTTCGCCCATTTCTAAGAACTGATCCCCTACATTGAGGGAAGTCATATCAACCGGAGCGGCGTTTGTGTTCTGAACGATTCCAGCCTGAGCGTATTTGCCTGCCAAGAACTCATCAATCGAGTTGTTAGCTGCATAACCGGCTTTCCTCATGTACTCTTGCATTAACGCACCCTTTACATTATTAAATTCTAATGTATCAAGTGAGAATGACCAGTAGTAATCCTGATCTGCGATGATTTCTCTTGCAGCGTCAGCGATTGACTGAACTGTAATGTCAGAGCTTGAATAAGCGGTAATGTCTACGTTACCAACCTGCATTATCTTAACAATGTCATTCTTCTGGTTGATCTGACCTGAGAAAGAACTGTTTGCCAAGCCTGTAAAGACCGCTTTGTCTTCTAATGCTTTGGTGAATCCCGCTTGTAGTAATTTTTGATTAAAATTATGCATCGTTATGTCCTGTTTTAATGTTCTATTAATTTATCGTAGTTCTTTAAGACATCCTCATATGACATATTAGCTTTTTGTTCTTCTGTAAATGCCGGTGGAGTCTGATCACCTTCACGAACTACCCGTCCACTTTCTTTGAATGTTTTCTCAACTGCCTTTTTAACCCCCTCGTTGTGTTCAGTACCAAACAAGTTGATATTCGCTATTGTTGATTCTTCATCCTCGCCAACTACAAATTTTGCTAATGAAGTGTTTAATCCCAATTCACTTAATTTGTCTTTAGCTACTGCATACATCTTCTCTTTTTTAAGTTCGGATGTTAGCGTCTTGTGAGCTTCCATTAACTCTCTCACTTTCTTTTGGTCTTCGGTTTCTTTTGGGCTTAGTTGAAGTCTCAATGCTTCTTGAGCGGCTTTTATCTCGCTTGGTAAAGTCTTTTCCTTCCACCCGTCAATCCCTTTAGATACTGCTGAATCCTTCTCAGACAGAAACCATTTTTTAACTTCGTTGTTGTTTTCTACTGCGTCCTTAACGGTGTCGAGTGTTACCTTCCCTTTAAGTCCATCAAGAAATTCAATTACTTCCTCATCCTTGCTATCTTTCAAGAATTTTTTTACGTCTTTTAATGTTAGGTCATCCATTTTAGTCTCATCCTATAATGTTTAGTTTAATAAGTATTTTTGTTTGTTAATCATTACGTTGAAATTTACTATTTGTAAATAAATGTATATGTCCATTGATACGTAGATCAAAATTCCACCTTACTGAATCGTGGATTGTCTAATATCTTTTTGCTTATCTTCGGCTTAATTATCGGGTTCGTTTTTATGTTCCTTGCTTTCGCCCATTCTGTATAAGACATGTTTTCAGTCAATACAGATTTCCCGTTTTCCCTTGCTCGTCTATATTTGCCTTCGTCAACCCCTTCTATGCTTAATGTAGTGGTACAACGGCAGTTTATATCTTCTGAAGCAACACCAAACAGACCGGGCCCGGGAGCCGTATATCCGTTTGAAGTGAATAATTGTTCGCCGTCTATTTCTTCAGCTAAATTCTGGTCTAAACTTTGATGTGTGCTTCTCGTCTTGTCGTCTAAAGTTGATAACCATTTTTTAGTTGGTTGGATTCCTATTTCTTTAGACCTTGAAATAAGTCTATCATATCCTTCTAAAGTTCCTTCTGATTGCGCTCTGTGAGTCTCGGTGTTTATGATTCTAATTAACTTGGAAGCTCCAATATCAGCCCTTGACTTTACATTCCTGGCAATGGTCCCGTAACCTTCGCCTTGAATTAAACCCTGACCGATTGCGTTTTTAATGTCTTTCAAGTATATCGCTTGATTTGCCCTTAACGCTTCAGTCCACTTAATTAAACCTAAGTCATTAAACAAATGTGCATTAACCGCTGCTGTTGGCAAAGAAAATCCAAACCCGCCTTTAACTAACAAAGAACTCTCGACTGCGTAACCAGTTACATTATAAGACTCCCTGAAGGATTCCTTAATGGCTGAACCTGTTATGTTTGCGGTCTGTTGTGTCAACTTCTGGATCTCTATTTTAATCGCTCGTTCTAAATTGTTAAGTCTGTTGTATTTATTCGCTTCATTCAAAGATGGATTGCTGCCCATCGTTGCGAATAAACCCGCTATCTGTTTCTGGATGTTCCCTAAACTTTGTTTATATAGCCTTAACGCTTGCTTTGACTTGTTTAATACTAACTTGTCAATCGCTTGCGCCCCTGCTTGCATTTTGCTGTCTATTTCTATTTCTTTTATTGGCATAACGTAAAAAACCGCACCCCTCTGATATTATCAGTGAAGTACGGTTCCTTTTTATTGGTTACCGATTAAATTATGTAATTACTTTTTTAACTTGTTACGGATATTGTCCCGCTATTACCCGAGGAAATCCCGCCCGAACTCAGCCCTGTGATTTTCCAGTCTGTAACCTTGCATCCACATGGCAGTTCCACGTCTTTTTTATCGGTTGATTTCCCTTGGATCCACTTTATTATTTCCTCTAAATCTTTCTCTGTTGTCACCATGCCAGTTATTGAATAAACTATTATCGGAGTACCGGCAACATATATTTCGTCCTTCTGAAAAATGTCTTTTACTTCGTCTATCGTTGGCATATCTGCCATAATTATTCCTTTTTATCGGTTAGTGTTTTTGTTAATATTTCTTCGCCCTTTAATTCGCCTACCTTGATAGTCCCGTCACCTTTGGAATTTAATGTTATTCCAAATGGCTTCCGGTGATTGAGTAGCTTTTGTAATATGTCTATAAATTGAGGTAGATTCATTTATTTTTCACAACAATGTATTTAATGTCTTTTATTCTCGCCCGAGCAACAAATTCATCTTTTAGTACAAATGTATATTCGCACTCGTCTTCTGCACGCATGTAGCTATCATTATGGAAAGCGTCTGCTCTCAATTTAAGAACCTCGCCAATCTTTGCTGTGTTTGTGCTGTCCTTAAAATGTATTTCATAATCTTGAACCTTTAGTACTTTCTTTCTTTCGATTTCTGCAAGTTCTTCAATTAGTTCTGATGTCTGCCTAATTAACCCGTCATAATCTTGCTTTTTAATCCACATCTCAACTCCGTTTTATTGGTTGGTTTTTTACTATCGCTTGTGAATACCAGCTCTTGTCAAATTTAATTACTCCGCCTTGTGCTTCCCAGCCCTTTTTTAAGTATTTGTTTACTAGAGTTTCTAATTCTGGCAAACTGTCTCCATTTAGGATTTTATACATCTTCATCCACGATTGTGTCTAAATCTATTTCCGGCATTTCTGCCTTTAATTGGTTTGCTGTTTCCGCTGGGTCGTCTACAAATGACGCTTGAGCAAGTCTCAACTCATCCGGAACTATTCCGTTTAATTTCTGTTGTACTTCTGCCTCATAAAGTAAATCGACTGGTAAAGTCCTTGTGAATGTCATCGTTAAGGTTTCAGGATCTATGATAATTTTCTTCTTTGCCCATGCTGTCGATAATATCCTCAACTCATCTTGTGTTCCCCGTTTGAATTTACGCTCTTTTTTCTTTGCCTTGTTTTCCAGATCAATTAACTTCCAACGCCTTGATTCACCGGATTGTGCTGATCCTGAAAACTTTTCATCTGACATATTAACAGCTCGCCCGTCTCTGTAAATTCCCTCTTCAAGTGTTGCTTTGGTGTTCTGGACAAATACATCGTTTATTGTTTTGGTTAAGAATTCTACACGATCTTCCGCACCCAAGCCAAAAGCACCAGCAGCTCGGGCTCTTTCTATATCATCTATGTCTGGGTTAATACCAAAAAACAACATATAGGCTAACCTAAACTCTTCAATCTCGTTCTGACAGTCTGAAACAACCCGATCGAAAGCGTCTATTTTGTCGGCTGATTTGTGGAAGTCGGATTGCTCTAATTCGTTGTTCTTAAACTTAACCACCGGAGGTAGATCGAACATGTGAAATTGTGGGTTCTGCTTTTCGGTGTCGTCTTTAACGTACTCAACGTTTTCATTTAATTTATCATCCGCTGAGATATAATAAGTTATCGTTGTATTATCGTACCATTCGACTTTGCGCCTTTTCTGCCATGCGTTATCTATCCAGTAATCGACATCATAATATCTTAGAACGTATTCAACCTCTTCAATAGATCCGTTTTCGATGAAGATATACTCCCAGGGGTTAGAGTTTTTCACCTTTTCAGTACCTTCAGAATCGATATATAACAACCTAACTGCATAACCACATGCACCTTGATAAGTTCCAGTAATAGAGTCTAAATCTTCAATGTTATTCCTATCGTGCCATTTTGTTAAGGTGTCCGTTTGCGCTTGGTCATCGAATTGATACACTATCGGAGTGGCGAACATATAACCGTTACATTGATCTACGTTATGTCCTCTGAAGTCGTTGGATATTTTATTGTTGAGTTTGTGTTCATTCCCAACAGCTAAAGTCCTGTCTTTTATCGGTACATCTCCTTTGTAGTGTAACCAATTAGTATGAATAGCGTCTTGTGTCGATTTATTACTCTCAATTATCGAAGCTATTACTTCCGATTCGTTCTTTACCTTGTATGTCTCAATTAAATCAATCCAGTCTTGTGTTGTCATAGTTATATCACCATTTTATACTGATCTTGATGCTCTGTTAATCTCTTTACTGCACCGTCATAATAATCTTTATCTATTTCCATTCCTACTAAATCGAAGCCCATTTCATCGCATGCTATTGCTATTGAACCGCTTCCTAAATGAGTGTCGAGTATTCTGTCACCCTCTTTTGCGTAGTTCTTTAAGAGCCATTTGTAGAGTTTTACGGGCTTTTGGCAAATGTGTATTTTCTTACCATACCCACCTGAGAAGTGGTGCATTGAAAAGCGCCTACAGCCCTTATCAAAACTTGCCCACGCCAACTCAAAGTCTGCCATGTTATTCGTGCCGTTCATCTTGTCCCACGAAATCATGCACTTGGTAGAATGTAAGTGGTCAATAAAATAGTTTCCTCCCCAAATAATTTGATTCTTACTCACCCTGAATAATTCGTCAAAATAACTCTTGTCTGGTATTGCAGAATCCCAATCGTTATTCACTATCCCCTTCGTCTGCTTAAACATTGATTTTGTCTCTAAATAACCCGCAGACTTGAATTGTGACAAGATATTCACGCCATAAGGCGGGTCAACTATCGCCAGCTCAAACGCATTATCTTCAAGCGTCTTCATGTATTCCATGCAATCTATGTTTAAGAGTTCTATCATAGTTTAGCTTCTGTTTTTATGCGGTCATCGCTTTTCGGCATTGCCGTTCTTTTGATGTATTCGACTTGCCTTTCCCACTTCTCTTTAAGTTCTAGATAGTCCAGATGGTCACCCATTTCTATTTGGTGTCCTGACTTCTTAGACTCATAAAATCTTTCTCTTGTCGTCATATCATAAACTCGCTATCGCTGTAATCTTATGTTCAACCATCGCACATAGTCCGGTAGTTGCGTCCGGTGCGTCATCTTTCTTATTTTTTGCCATTTTAATATAACTTGTAAGTTCTCTCATATACCTGTCATAATTTGAGCCTGGTTTGTAATCGTTCCTAAACCAGAAATATTTTTTTATCTTGCCTGACTTCATTAAAATTCGTGTCTCTTTGTTCACGGTATTAGGCTTCCAGCGTATTGAGGTTCTGCAAGTGTTTTTCTTAATCTCATTCTTGCTTTCAGAGTTGTAATCTCTTACCTCAGTATTGTGTTCCTTGACTAATCTTTCTACATTCTTTGCAAACGACTTACCGCCGGAATTACTTTCAACTTCTGCCCTATCTACTTTATTGTCAATGTACTGCAACGCTACGGCTGATTCTGTGACCTCTACTGGGTCTTGTGTGAATATAACATCAATTATGTAAACGTTATCACCTCTTACGGCTGCTGCCAAGCTACATAAGTTGTCCGTTCCTTCGTCTGCGGTGTCTGTGTATGCAATTACACCGTCTTTAGAATGAAGTTCTGATAGTGAGAATCTTTTCAATTCAGATATAGGGAATAAAAGCCCTTTCGCTTCGATAGGATTCTGCATATACACGGCCTCCCATATGAACTCGTCCAATAAATCCTTTTCTGTCAGGAACTCTTCAGTCGTTCTAACCTCTTCACAAAAAGACTTACCATCGATTAAAGCGGGAATTATTATGATCTCCCATTCATCGGCTTCGCTGCTATCTAATAACATTCCCATTGGATCTTTCTTAGACCAACGTGTACCTATGTGAACCTCTGGACATCCTGACTCTAATCTTGATCGATGAGTTGAAATATACCAGTTCCAGGTCTTGTCTAATATCGTTTCAGATAAAGCATCCTCAAGGTTCTTAATTGGATCATCTAATATGCCTGCTTTGTTACAACCCTTACCCGTTATCGCACCTCCGACACCGGCACAAAAGTAACTAGACTGTTTCGCACCTTCAATAGCCCAATCATCCACCCTACGTTTATCAGCCTTTAACTTGACACCCGGGAAGACCTCTAAATATATGTCTTTCTTGATAATATCCCTAATGTCATAGCTGAACTTTTCTGCTAAGGTTGCTGCGTAACTGTTTCGCATTACAGCCGATTCGTTATCCTTGCCTAATATCCAAGAACACCACAAAGACACCGTATAACTCTTTCCACTTCTCGGAGGCATTGAGATCATTAACTTTTTGATCTTGCCCTCATATACTAATTGAAGTTTATGAGCTATGGTCTTTAGGTGTAGCTTGTTTTCACTAAAAAAAGAACGATCCATGTATTTACAGTAATACCAGAAATCTATTGATGCAAGGTATTGTTTCGCTTGCCTTGCTAAGTGTTGTATCTCATTTGCGTCCATATATCTTATATTCTTCGCCAGACAGTACCGAGCGACATAGATACTCTTTGGCGTTGGAGTTTGAATCTGTTATATCAACACGTTCGTAGTTGGGTCTTACTTTCCTTAATTTCTTTTTTCTTGTCTTCATGTATCTACCCGTGAAAACTCTTCATTTTCGCAATAAATATGCCGTGCGCTTGGCAAAAAACAACACCTTTTCAGGATGTCCCCTATTAAGTTGAATTACATTCACCTGCTCACACGGCGTTTTCAATTCTCCATCTCCGCTATCTTGATAAGTTGCTCTTTTGTTATCTTGCTGAAATCTGGTCTGTCAATTACAACGTTTCCGGCGTGTTCTATTGCCTGTAAAGTCGGAATAAGTTTGTCTAATAATTTGCTCAATATATGCACGTTTGTTTTTTCTAAATTATCGACTAATGCCAAGTCTAAAGCCCTCTGGATAAGTGGCATTCTGTTAGTTTCCAATAGCTCACGGGCTTCCTGTGTCGCTTTGTTGGGCGTTCCTTTCTGTCTGCCTGGTGATAATTTATGTCCTTTGATAAATGTCATAGTAATTGATAGTAATAAATCTATTAGTCCTTATCCTTCGTTAAATTATCGCTCTCTGTCGAATCCTGCAAAGCCCAATATCCTGCGTTTGGGTTCAGTGGTTTGTGTTCTGGATTTGTGATACTGCTAGTACAAGCGAATACCAGAGTTAATAACAAGAATATTACTATCTTTTTCATATCAGCCTCAATTTGTTATGCTGGAATATATGAAAAATAATGGTTAATGTCAAACTAACCTCGCTCCACTCTTATATCATTCACTTTGAACAACAATATTCTACCGTCATCTAATTCCACTGAAACACCGCGATGATAAAGCTTTGCTGCTGTTGCGTCCATAAAATCTATCGGGTCGCAAGTCTCTGCATAACTCCAACTATATGGCCTTGCTTTCAATTCTTGCAATATCCTTTTCTGTTGCTTAATAGTAAGGGATTCGGTCTCAAGACGTTTCTCGTATTTGGCTATGTCCCTTTTTATCGGTTCAATTCTTGATAACATCAAACTAACCTCGCTCTTTGATTCTTTATCTTGCTCATTATATTAGCATCCCCCAAAACGTCTGGATGAATAGCAAGCCCTTCCTTATGTGCCCAAATAGAATCAGCAATATACCGCTTCATTTCCTCTTCTTTTTCTCGCTCACGGCTTTCGGGTGTAATGTCGTATTTCTCTCTAAGTTCTTCTATTGTTAGTTCGCTCATACTAACCTCGCCCAGGCATTTACAAAAAAATATCTAATTCTATAATAAATCTGTAAAAAGAAACCAAGCTCGACCACCACGTTAAACGTAGCCCCCGATCCGGTAACTTTTGCATAACTCTTCCGATTTCCCTTTTGGTTCTCAACTAACACAATGTCGCCTTTGTAAAACGGATTGTTTAAGCATATTAATGTTGTTGTCTTCATACTAACCTCGCTCCCCTTGACTCTTTGTCCGCTTTCTGACTTGGATTTGATGTGAATAATCCTTCCATGTCGATTAAGGTAGATGAAAAAAGTCTTTTAACTTCTCCGCCACAATTCGGACAAGCTGGATTAACGTTTTTATATGAGAAAAGAAAGTCTTCAAATTGATACTCGCAGTCGTTACATTTTAGGTCGTATATTGGCATGTTAAATCCGTTTCCATTTTTTCTTGCTTACAAATTGGTTGTAAAGATATTCGGCTAAATATGCGGCAGTTTCCCCAGTATCACGGCTAATGCTTTGTCCTTTACGCTCAAGAACATTGATAACACAATGGGTGATCTCATGCACTAAATAGCCAACTTCTTTATCTGAAGGCAACCATAGACATTGAACCACCCCTCCATTTTCATAAGTGTAGTGGAATGCTTCAGCCGCAGACTTGCCCAACCCATCCCGATCTTTGAATTTCTTTTTGAGATACTTATTTACCGCCTTTTTGTTCCCCACAAAGAAAAAGTATTTAACCTTAAATACATCTTCATTAAATTCTTTTTTATATGCTTTTTTCAATTTATCCCTACCAGTGAGCTAGGTTAATGACCCGCAGGACACAAAAGACCTGTAAATCATTAACACAAGAGTGTACTCTGATTCACTCACTGGGTACCAATATTTATATGAACAAATGATCTGATTCGTAGGTAGATTCCAACCTTTTACCTACAAATTGATTCAATTTAATTCCAACTCCAAGCATTCCGAGCAAGAGTAATCCAAGTGTAAATCCTTGCAGTATCTTAATTCTTCTGGAGTGAGTAGTTGTTGACAGTCTATACATTCCATTCCGTGAGTTTGAGAAAAGTTGTATGTGTCGATTCGGTGTATTTGTTCAATAGTGTAATCTAAATAATCCATGTTACGAACATTATTAAAAGACATAAACAAATATAACTAAAAGTTATTCAATAATAGACCCCTATTCTTCTCTTTCCATTTTCTAACTGCCTTTTTATGTGGCTCAGGATCGATTTTGTATTGTTTATTTCGTCTAGCCTTTATTTTCTCTTTGTTTTTCTGGTAATATTCCTTTTGATATGCCTTAACCTTTTCTGGATTTTCCTTAGCCCACTTAACAGCGGTTTTGGGGTCGGGGTGTGCCTTTTTATACTTCCGGTGATACATTTTTCTATTTTCAATTCTGATTAACTCTAATTCAGATTCCGGCATATAATCAGAGCCATTCTCGGCAATTATGAAATTACTTGGATGTAGCCAATAGTTCGACGGTCTGGTTATGTGCAGTCCGTTATCTTTTAGGTGCTTAAAGTATTGAGTTCGTTCTTGTGCGTCCAGATTACAAATGCAATTACCACAATAACATTCATAACTTCGCTTCTCGCCCTCGGTGTATATTACCGGATAGTTGCAACGTGGACAAGAATTCATGCTAGCCTCGCCACACTTTCGGCATATCTCCAGTGAAATCCACTTGCGGTATATCGCAGATCCCCACAAGACTTAGAAATAGCACTCCTGTGAATCCCTGTCTCTCGCTTGGCTTGTGATACGGAGAAATAATCTTTAACAAACTCCCAATTAGAATTATATTGATAGACCGCTTTGTTGGTTTTGTTGTTTAACCCCCTTTTTCTGTCTTCGTAGGCTTTCTTATTATTTTCACCCCACGCCATTATCTGCATATTATAAAACGTGTAGGGCTTGTAGTCGTTTAACCTATCACAGCCAGGAATAAGATTTTTCTTATACCCGCTTTTCTCCCATTTGTCGAATAAAACATGGAATTTTCTTTGCTGGGACAACCACTCACGTAATTCATCTAGGGTGTAATTCGGCATTGGGTGTTCGCGTCTCTTTGAGTTTCGTCTTTGGAAACTGTAAATCCGTGTAGCCAGCCCCATCTTTGTCCTATCGTATTTTTTGTGTCTGACGCCAATACATTTTTTGCATTCTGATTGCATGCCATAAAAATCACTGTTTGGCTTTTTTTCTTTACATTTAGTACATAGTCTCATTTCTTCTCCATTTGTTCTTTTGCTAATTCGTCACACTGTCTAACTGCCTCGTAAATGTCTCGGTCTTTAACTTCTATGTTCCCGATTTTGCAGATCCAGAATATATCAAGATCGTTATGTTCGCCCTCTGCCACGTTTTTCAGCTCTACTGAATTACACCAGTTTGTGAGTGTGTTCAGGTCAGGCTTTGCTTCTTTAGGCTTCCCCATTGGTGCGTTCATCCATTCTTGAGTTTCATCGTGTTCGTTCATTTCACCTCCAGTTGTCAAGTGTTACGTTAGCGTAACATATGTTATGCTTGTATGGTTTTTAATAACTCTTTAACTTTCAATCTGTAATGTAAAATCATAGCGATTAAATCTACCTTGTTAAATATTCTAACCTCATTACTCTGGATGATAAGTTGATCCGCTGTTCCTTTGCCGTGAGTATTATCTATAAATTCAGCATGTTTAACTTTCTCGCCTTTCCCGCCACCCTTGCCAAAAGAATTACAGGATTTGCATTGAGGTGAACAGTTCTTTTCTTCCCATCTGGTTGATCGTGAATCTCTTGACCTATAATGTCCGTTGTCTAAATATTTCCACAAGTCCCTAAAGTCACAGGTTGAACAATTACAAATTCCAGACTCGTTTGAATAGCTTAGCCGGATAAACTCTGAGAATGCTTTGTCTGCTTTCTTCTCTAGTTCTTTGTGATCCATTTCGTCTAATTTCTTAATCACTATAAATGTCCCTAAGTTGTTTGATGATCTTTATAAACTTCATTGTTCCAGCAACTGCGAAGATGATTAAACAGACAATACTAGACAGAATTAAAAGGATTAGTGTTTTCATTTTCTCAGCCATTTAATAAATTCCTTGAATGTTGGTTCTCGGTGTTGCCAATACGGTTCATCCCAATGATGAAGATTTACACACTGCCCTTGATTACCCATCAAACAATGATAATCCCAAATTCTTTTATAATCTTCTTCGTTACCTCTGACGTGCCTATATACTTTACTCGAATCCTTATAACATTCTTCTGCGTATTCATCTACTATGTGAGATAACATTTGTTTGAAGTTGGTTTCTGTTAACACAAATCCGAATGTAGTTTCAAAGGGTGATTCGCTCAAGTCTACAACACCGACAGGAATTGTGTATTCATTTTCTGCACATACCGAATCGTTATTCATTTCCTCTGCTGCTTCTTTCGCTATCTTATCCCAATCCACTTGCCCGAATGCGGTTGTGTAAAATATCATTGTGAGTATAAGAATAATCAAAATGTTAATTAGTGTTTTCATTTCTTTCCCTTCTTACAAAAATATTTTTTGAATATTCTTTTTTGATATGCTTTTTCAGCCGCATAATAAGCCGCAGAATAAGCCGCAAAATAAGCCGCAGAATAAGCCGCAGAATAAGCCGCATAATCAGCCGCAGAATAAGCCGCAGAATAAGCCGTAGAATAAGCCGTAGAATAAGCCGCATTTAGTTCTGCACTCGTTATTTCACCTTTGGCAAATTTCCGAGCTGCTTTTATAGCTTCTCTAGGGCGTTTATCATTTGGGTGTTCTTTCTCATAATATTTTAATACATGCCCTGCACAATCAGCAGCAAATAATCTTATTTCTTTATCACAACCCCTTAGCGTTCTTAAAGCCCAAATAGCATCGTCTAAACCGTTGCTTTTAAGTATCACCGACATTGGCAATGGCTCGTCGTCAGCTTTTGTTTTACCTAAGTACTTCAACAATACTTTGTATCTGTCCTCGCAAGCTGAATGTTTTTTAATCTTTTTTAATGTTGTTTTCATTCTTCTGCTCCTTTGATTGCTTCAAAATGTCTGCATGAAAAATTGTCAATGTCTTTAGCAAAATATAAATGTTCATTATCTTTCCACAATCGCCACATTTCACAAAGTTTATTGTTGTTACATTCAGTGCAACTCTGCTCTTTACAGGCAGATTCGATTACAGCGTTGAGGTCGGAATCGAAATGTTCAAACCCCCACGTTACTTGCCAGTGTTTTTTTATAAATTCTTTTTTATTCATCTGATGCTCCCTCTGATTTGATTGCTGTAAGAATTTCTTCGTAGGTTTCTTTGTGATATCCGTTAAGCCCTTCATAAGTGCGGTATGCGTTTGCACAAATCTCTCTCTGCTCTTTGCAGGCTTGTGAGATTACAGAGTTGAGGTCTATTTCTAATGACTCACTACAATCAAACAATGCCTGTCCAGTTGCTACTGCGTTTCGCAATCCCCATTTCCCTATAAACTTATCTCGTTTCATTTACGCCTCCAATCAATAGTAATATTTGCCTTCTTTGATTAACCTCCCGCAATAAGGGCAGTGCGTGTAGTCAAGCCTTTGCATTGTGGAGTCATTACAGCTTGGTGCATAATATTTGAACCCTTTTATCTTATTCCACCTGCAAGTTTCTTCGTTGACCGCCTTTATTGTATCTTTAATAATCATTTTTTGCGTATCTGAAAACCCGCCACTTTGTTTAGAGTTCCAACCATAATCAACTTCTAATATTTTAATTACTTCAAGTGCTTTCATTTACTACCTCCCTTACTTACTGAATACCCACATTTAGGACATTTCAAAACTTTAATTAGTTTGCCCGCCCCGCCGTAGTTTAATGTAACAACCTCCCTGTCTCCCACAAAATCAGGAGTGCCGACCATAGTATTCAACAATGCTTTGCCTTCGATCATTTCTACTTTGCATTTTAGACAGATCATTCAGCCTCCATTTGAATATAAGGTTATTTGTTGGTAATGTCAAGGCATTTCTTATATAAAATTATATCTCATTAAAAAATCATCCCAATCTTTGCTTTGATCGTGCGTTTTCATAAGGTGGTCTATTTGTTTACTAAAGAACTCATCAAAGGTTTGCGGTGGTTTGTCATCCCACAAATCAGAATAAAACTCATAATCTCCGTTTTGTTTGATTAGTTTTTTAATCTTGGCTTTTAAGTTGATTATTCTTAGCTCGTCTTCAGATGGAGGATATTTCTGTGTTTCGCCAAATAGATTTTGTTCAATCATTTCTCCCTCCGTTATTCAAATAAGTGTTTGTATTTTTTGTAGTCAGACTTAGACACGAATACTTGATTATTATTAACCTTAACGTAAATATGTTCGTTCTGCCATTGCCTTGTTAGGTCCGGGCTTAATTCTTTGGTCGCATGTAGAAATTCGGTGTAAGTGAAAAGTTTAACCTTCTTATCAAACTGGATGAAATTTGCAATGTTCGGAAGTTTGTCCCAGCCCTCGTAATTGTCGATTACATTCCCAACCGCTGCGATCATTCTCTCGTCATTGAATCCGTTCTCAATAAAGCGGTCTTTAAGTATATCAATAGTCTCAGGTGGCAATTTTGGAAACGCCTGTAATAGTTTTGCTGTCTGTTTTGCCAAGTTTCCCTTAGTGAGTTCGCCGGAATAAATTGATAGACTATTTGAGTCTGTCGTCATTAGCGATTGATTCGGCAATCCGTCTGAGCTTATCTTCTGTAATGCTTGCTGAAATTCCATCTTTGCTCCCTTTTGCTTTGAGATATAATGTATCAAATTGTTTTCTTAACTTTGCCGTGCTTAAAATATTGTTCTGCCAGAACGGATCCTGTTGACACCAATTTATACAACCTCTGATTTCATCAATAGTCCTTTTGTCTATTCGTATCATTAAGTCGATGTGTTTCGCCCAGCTTTTAAGGTCGGGTTGTTTATGGTTTGGGTTGCGTTTTTTGATAAGGTCGAATAATAGTTTGCTTAATTCATATTCATTACTATCTATGTTTATATCTTTATCATTTACATTAACAGTATCATTAACACTATCGCCTTTTTTGGGTTCGAGTGGGTTAGCCAAATAAGGCTTGGGTTTTTTGGGTTTCTCTGGTCTGCCACCTTTTTGTCCGTTTATGCGCTGTCTTTCAACATATTCCTCATATTTCTTTAAATCCCGTTTAAGAGTTTGCTGAATTTGGATGAACGTCAATTTGGTAATTTTGTCAGGCTTGGGGTTTTTATCCCGGACATAATCGAATAAATGCTTGGCTAATTTACCTGCTTCTGCATCTGAAAGTTCATCAAATATAGCACCCCAATCACAATACGCAACAAATGATTTCTTATTCTCTGCCATTAAAACAACTCCCCGTCTGGTAGTTTCACGTTTTCAATTCTCGCTTTAGCAATCTCAACATACTCTTTTTCCATCTCAATTCCTATGAAATTAAATCCTTCTAATTTACACGCCTTGCCCGTACTCCCTGAACCTGTGAACGGGTCTAATACTATCCCGTTTTTCGGTGTTACTAATCTTACAAGGTATTGCATTAGTTTGGTTGGTTTGACTGTCGGGTGGTTGTTTTTCACTGGTTGCTTTGTTTTTTCTCCGTCACCTTTCCTATAATCATTTTCAGTCCACTTATTTTGTTCTGTTGTGTAACCCCCCTCAAACCCCTCCAGCCCCTCATCTCTATCTTGCTTTGATGCTTTAGCGCAATAAAAAAATCGTGAGGCTGAACCGGAGTCTAAATTTATTCTTTCACTCCTAACTTCATTTGTCCTGAAAGTAATGTTTGATTCGCCGGAAAAGGACTCGTCTAATTTCGGGTAGCCCCCACTCTTCGTCTCAGGAAACCCCGCCACGACTTCATCAGAGCCGTCCAAAATGAGATTGGCAGGGAAACGACCTTGAGTATTTGCCCTATAATCTAAATCAGAGTTATTCCCGCTAAAAGAATATGGCTTTGGATTATTGTGAATAGTAATTTTATCTTCTGTCTCAACTCGGCATTGGTCTATATTGATCCCGCCAGTTCCATATTTAAGCACGTTCTGAGCTACGGTCTTTTCAGATAATGGCTTGCGGGCTACGGTGATGGGTTCACAACTTGGTTTAAGGGCTGTGCCAAATCCTTTGTATGTTCGTATAGCTTGTGTAATCTGTTGTTCGGAAAAAGCATCAGGTTTTCTATCTTGTTGTTTCTCGGATTGTGGTCTATGTGATGTACCACCTCCGTTCTTGTTAATAGTCGATTCAAACTCTGAGCCATTACCAATCGGTGTTGCATTATGTAACCGTCCTTCCTTGCCATTGGTAGGTATTCCTTCGGGCACCTCTGATAGGTTGTCCCTTGATAATTCCCGTGAGTTCTCTTTAGTGTTACCCCGCCCTTCCATGCTGGGTTGTCCTTCCCTCGCATTACTGGGGGCGTCCCCTGATTCCGATATACTTTGTTCCGACAACTCCGACTGCAAAACTTCCCCTTGTTCCTCGCTAATGTTGATGGTCTGCGATATATCGGAGTTTCGCAAAGGTCGCAAATCGTGTTCGGTCTTCTGTTCGCTGGATATTGTTTTCTCATAAAGTTTCTGTAATTGTTTTTCAATGTTTAGTGATTTCGGGAAACCGCTCGCATAAGTCCAAAAAATCATATCACGAATCTCAAACCCTGCATCTTCAATGTTGACCGCCATTCTGTGTTGAGTGCGGGTCCCTGCGAATGATAAAAGGAAACCGCCCGGCTTTAACACTCTTAAACACGCTTGCCAAATCTCAACTGAAGGAACGTCATAATCCCACTTTTTGCCCATGAAAGAAAGTCCATAAGGAGGATCGGTTACGATTGAATCAACTGAATTATCTGGAAGCTCTTTAAGAACCTCCAGACAATTTCCACACGTTACGGTATTTAGGTATTTGTTCAAAATGGCAGATCGCTGTCTGGTTCTTCGCTGTTGTCCGCCTGAGCAACATCCGATAATTGCTCGGTAGTTGGTTTGTTTTGACCGCTGGAAGTTGACTGTGAGTCTACTTTCACGTAATCATTTATTTCCATGTACGGGTTTTTACTTGAGTCTTTAGGTTGTTTAACGTTAAGATAAACATATCCTTTTTCGTTCACGTCCTGCAAGGTCAACCAATCCATAAATTCATCCCGTTTAATCGATATTTTCCCCTTAACGAAATCCGGGGCTTTGGGGTGTGGATAGTTGAACCAAATGAATTTTGCGAATTTGCTGTCGTCCATAACTACTCCTTATATGTAATCGTTAAACTTGAATTAGCTTCGATTTTGAATATTAGTCTATCCTCTATATACCCAGAATACATCATAATGGTTAAATCATCATCTACACCTTTGCCGATAAACTCTTCTTCGCACCTTATCCTATCTACGTGGCAATGATTACCCTTATACTGCTCAGATGTCGCATAAAACTCAGACCCCTCGCCCCACCCCTTCATAATTGATTTTATTGCTGTCATAACTACTCCTATGTTAAATTAAGTGAGAGAGGCAGGGATTTGACAAGGAAAGTGTTTCCGACAGGTTGTTACGGAGCGAATCACGCACTTCTGCTCTGTTATCACCTATACTCGTATAGCCACCCTGCATGAACACCGATTATCCGTATGAGTGCTCTCACGGTATTAGCGTCTACCTATTCCGCCACTCTCTCACTGATTCAAAGAACTAAACCAACCTACAAAAATTATTGTTTAATGTCAAGTTAAATTTATTTTAATTGCTGGCAGTGAATCAACTGCCACTTTCATGTGTAACTGATTAAGTATTTCGTGTTTCTGTGCCGTGTTTAATGTGGTTTTCTTTAACAGGTTTAGCATCTTGTCATAAAAAAACTTTTGATAATTAGTCATTATTCCACCTCCACTTCGTTTGGTAATGGAATGTATAAATTTATTTTGATACTTGCAAACTCTCGGCATACTGTATGATATTCTTCTTCTTCTGCCGTGTTTAATTCCGATGTTGTTTTGTTAGGTATCTGGTATTTATTCCCCAACATTTCAGCTTCGTGAGAGCCGAAGGCATTGATTAAAAGCATTATGTGAACTTCATCGGCAGTGTATCCCGTTTCATCTGAAATCATTTTAACAATAACGCCACGATAATACCTTAATTGCTGATTGCTGCGAGTTGGTTTCTCGTCTGACACGGTGATCCACGCTTCTTTGAATTTCTTCATGTCGGCTGAAAGTCGCTCCCGGTCATGGTAAATTATTATGTCGTTTTCGACTGTGTATTTGTGTTTGGTTTTCACCTGAACCACCAATATCCGCCTTTTCTAAGCCACATGATTACCTCCTAATTGTTTAATTCGTTTGTTTACTTCTTCGATTGCTAAATCCACCTCAATTTCTAACTTGGCGATGTCTGTCTGCCTGCGCTCAACACGTTCCAGATAAGGTTCTAAGTCTGGATGGTAAACGAAATAGTCACACCATTCACGATCACAAACCCACATACCGCCTTGCATCTGCCAGTAATATCCTTTGTCAATTTTAGGTTTCAAGTGCATGTTAATAAGTGTTGAATACTTCGGGCATTTGATTTCAATCATCCCGTGTTTACCTACAAGCCCATCAGGAGAACAGCCGACATATTTATTAAGCTCGACAAAGCCGACTTGCTCAACTGATTCGCCGTAGTATGCTTCGTATTGTCTGCGTGCCAAAGGTTCTCGTTCCGTCCCGTCTCTCATGTATTGGTTTACATAAACTTCAGGAGTCTTGCCGGTAAGCACGCCGTAAACGACTTCATTTATAGCCTCATCATATCCGGCAGTAGTTTTGCCCATAAATAACTTGCCAAACTTAGCGCCTGTGAATTTATCAGCTTTCAACTTTAGCCATTCCGCACTTCCTTGTTCCACATCGTGAATTATCATTTTGGCTCCCTCATTTTCTCGACCAACTTAAACAACTCAGACCACTCTGGCTTTCTCTCAATCTTAGCTAAATCATACATCTTCGCTGCCAAAGCCCTTGCCCTTGTTAATGTTACGTGGCTAAGTGGGTAACCGTGTTTGTCCAACAATAAGTCGTGTAATGCCTCAACCGTTGCAATGTCCATGTCTGTTATTATCATTTCAACTCCTTCGTCCCATTAGTCAACTCTCTGACTCTCACACTTGCGAAACCTTCAGCGTCATCTTTAGTCACACCGCTTTTGATTGCGTCTTTTATTAAGTCTCTGCCAACCTTTTTATATTCAGCTAGGTTGGTAAATTCGGACAGGATTATTTTGTATTCTGCCAAAGCCTTTGCGTCAGATCCAACAGGCTCTTTTTCTCTCGGATTGTTTTCTTCGGGATCGTCTCCGGTGGGAATTAAGAAAGTAGATGTAAGGATATACTTGATAGCTCCGGTAGTAGCTTTCCAAATACCCTTATCAAGTTTGTCTTCGCCTTGCCCTGCGAAAGTCCCTGAGATTGATTCGCCTGATTCAACATCCCAAAAAACATAAGTGAAGTCTGCCAAAGTTAAACCACCTTCAATTCTTTGACCAACTACGCCTAATTGGAATAATACTTTGTGTTCAATTAACTTCGGCTGCAATGTCTCTTTAATTGCTTTCTCAGAAGCATAATTGTAATTATGGAAAGCGTTCTTCTTGTCCTTCTGGATGTAACCAACTTCAGACATTATCGCATGAAGTTTTGTTAGTATTTTGATGTTGTTCATTTCTATCCCTCGTATTCTATTGTTGATGGAACGCCAAATTCTTTTCTGTTAGTTTTGCTTGTGGAGTTTAATACAATTACTTTGCCCTTTATTTCGTCTATGTAGTTGTTTATAGCTTGGTTTGCGGTGTCGCCCTCCCCGCAAGTGCTTGTTAGCATTATATCAACATCGCCCCGCTTTGTCTCTGCGTGTTCAAAACTTGCAGTCCACCTCTGGCATTGGTTGTGATGTTTGCGGATAACTAAATCAGTCCTTATCATATCAGCATATTCGATTATTGTCATTTTGCCACCTCCTATAAACTATTGTCTATTATTATATCGTTTAATATTCCTTCTACGGTCTTTTCAGTTACCCAAGTATCATTAAGCAGACTTTCAGGTGTTGATGTTTCAAAGATTTTGAGAAGTTCATCTTTGAGTGCTGATTCCTGATATTCGATTACAACGTCTAACTTTTCCCTGAAATTCCGCTTGCTCAGATATACATTTAACTCATCTTCCATATCATGTACTGCATTTTCTCTCGCTTCTGGATAAGCTTCTGTCGGGAGTTTCATTCAGCCACCTCTTTTCTTAATTGTTTAGTTAATGAATCTATCTCTTTGGATTGCCGATATGATTCCGAGCGTGTAGATTCTAAGTCGTTTTTATAACCAAAAGCAATAGCCGATAAAGTGTCATAGTCGATTATATGCTTTTTGATAGCCGTATGGAGCCTCTGATTAGTACTAAGTAATTCTGTTATTTCTGCATCTAAATCAGCAATCTTGCCACTGCCGAGAATGGCGCAAACAGCCCAGCCAATAATTATGCCGATGAATAGTGAAACTGCCAAGTATAGATATATCATGTTGCCCTCCTGTTTGAAAATCCGTGTCTCATTTTATCTCCTTTTTTACTAGGGTATAAATTGTACCCCCCTTAATAAACCCCGCCAAGCACCGAAGCACAAGGCGGGTAACTATCAGGAGGTGCTACTTAATTCCGCTTGCCAGTGTTACCAGCATTTGAAAAGAAAAATATAATGTTATTCCAGTCACTACAAAGTAAAACATAAACTTTCTCATTGCCTTGTCTCCTTAATTGTCGATTTGTTCTTGCAGGGCTTTTATTGTTTCGTCAAGCTCTTCAATCTCTCTTTTTATCCCAGCCCTCACGCTAAACGAATCGGGGGGTGTGCAATTATATTCATATTCTAATTCTTCTACTTTTATTTCAAGGTCGTATCTGTACTCTCTAAGCCTGTCTAATTCTGTCATTTTCTTTATCTCCTTAATTTTATCTCCTTAATAAACCCCGCCAAGCACCTACTAGATTATCATAATCTTCTTCAGCACAAGGCGGGTAACTATCAGGAGGAGCTACTTGATTTCGTTGTCGAATCCGACCCACATTCCGCTAATGTCATGACCCGTAGATTCCAATTCTCTTTTTGCTAATTCTTTACAGTCAATTTCGCCCTTTGCAATTTGGCTTAGTATGGCAAGACGACAACCCGATAGAATAAAAACTGGATTTAAGGCATCTTCAATAAGTCCGTCATACGCTTTCTGATTCCATTCTTTGTGTTCTATTCTGTTCATTATCTTATCTCCCTGATTGTTGATTACAACTTACAACGCTTAAAATTAAAAGTCAAGTAAAATCGTAAATTATTTTTGGTGTCACAAATTGTGATGTCAAATGCCAGTGTGTAGTTTGTATCAAGTTCGGGGGTAAAGTGCTGTGGCGGGGCTACAAATGGAAATTTGGGGGCTGATTGGATTGCTCTCTTTTTCCTATATAGTTAAATTTCCTACATAGGAAATTAACACTAAAACGGTAAAATTGCATAGTATCATGAGTAATGTTATTGTGCAAAACGGTACACTTTGCATGAAAATACTAGCACTAAGTGTCAGGTTCGGGGTTAATGCGTTATATTCTGCACATTTAAGGAATGTTATCACCAAAATCATCCTGCGAGAATATGGGCTTGCCGGACTTTCCCAATCGGGGGAAGTGACGCAGACATCTGTAAGCTCGTTCTTTTAATTCGCCCACTTTTTTCGGTCTGGATTTTGAGTCAAGTAAATCTTGGAGAAATTCTCTAGTGATAAGCAAACTGTTGTGCTGTTCATATCTTAGGGACATTTCTTTCCTCGTATGGAATTAAATTTTTAGCGTGGATTAGTTTTTCTTTGCGATTAAATTCGTTGCGAAGATTTAAGTAATGCACTGCTTCAGTTAAGTTCATGTTAGTTCTGATTGTGTATTCGGAATCTCTGCCGTATTTATCTCTGGTTGTTACTAACCATTTTTGCATGTTTGCCCCTAAGTGTAAAACGGGTAAAAAGTATTAGCGAATTTACATACTCCGCTTTTATTTATGTAAACATCCATAATGCAAAATCCTACGTGAGCGGCTAATCTTTTGCCTCGCATCCATTGAGACTGTCTTTGCATACAACCAACTGAAACAGCGTGAACCATTCGTTCAAATATATGGACATATTTGTGAACGTGCCCGCATAATAAAACAGAAGGCTTTTCTCCACCTGATAAGCTCTCGATAATCTTTTGAAGTCTGTAAGATAAAGCATAGGAACTGCCGTCTAATCCGTGCCATAATTTTAATGTAGCGACCCCGCCTAATGAAATGTCGCCCTCGTCATGGCCCAAGAATGTCCAGTTAGGCAAAGCGTCACAAATATCGGAAACGATTATAGCTCCGGTATCTGAATTTTGCATATACCATCTATCGTGATTGCCGTCTATTGCGTAAGCTGGAGTTTCTGTCCACTCGCCCAGAACCTCAATGGCGTGTGCTTTCTGTTGATGATAACCAATATGTGAAAGTTCGTAAACGTGCCCGTCTCTTTTGGACATGCCTTCGGTAACGTCTCCGACATGGACGACCATATCAACCCCTTCCTTCCTAAACTCTTCAAATGCCTGGTGTATAAATTCGGGATGAGTGTATTTGCTTCCCAAGTGAGTGTCGGACATTGCACCAATTCTTATTCGTTCCCCGTCAAAATCAACTACCGGGACTTTCTTCATACCAGGAACTAACCTGCCGCCCTTTGCGATTGTTTCTAATTCTTTATCGCTGTATAAATCTGCGATCTTGCTCAGGACTCCGCTTTTATTATCTACCTTTATATTCCTTGTTTTGATTTCTCTTTTATAGCGGTTCAATGTTTCTTGTGAAATGTTAAATATTTCTAACGTTTGTTTTTCACCTAAGTTGCTAAGTGAAACGAGCATCTGTTTCAGTTTGTTATCTGTCCAATGCTGGCTCATGACACCTCAATTTTGTGAATGAGTGGAATAGTATAAGGAAAGTATTTGGTAATGTCAAGTCAAAAATGCCCTGCTTTTTACACAGGGCAAATTTGGCAATCCCAACGGGTTTCATAAACTTCATCAATCCCAACGTCTTTGGGGTATTGGTCTGTTGCGTAATTGCACTGATCGCTTGTTGTTCCTAAATATTCAAATATTGGTCTTACTATTTTTTCTTCACCGTCGGGTAAATTGGGATATTCAGCCCAATAAATAGGCTTCCCCGGTGTCTGTGACCAATGATAAGGCAAGTACCCAAACATTAAACCATAATTCCCCTCTAAGATTCTATTACCATCCCAAATTAAAACTATTCTGTCTGTATCGGGCAAAGAATCTTTAATGCTTATCCACTTAATAATGTCAATCACCTCCCTTGTTGTTGTTAATCTTAGAATCAACTTACAATAAAGAAATAAGAATGTCAAGTAAAATCTTTCATATCTGGATAATACTCTTATTTGTGGTTTGGTGGATATGAGTAATCGTTTGCGTTTATGGTCAGAAAGTGACCATATCTGACTTAAACTTGGTTTCTTTGTTCAGTAAACCCGTTTGTTCATGTTTTGTGAACACAAGAAAAAATGAACAAGATTATAAATCTGATAAATCGTAGCCAGCGAACATTTCTACATACTCGCTTATCTTTGTCCCTAATCCGTCTGCGTTATCTTCACCATCTAGGAACTCCTGTAATCCACCCGGTCCCTTCAAATGAACGCCAGCTACTAAACCA